ATTGGGTACTCCATATTCTTTCGTTAAAAATAAGGATGGTAGTTAAAATGGAATTAAATGAAACTAATATTTGTGTAGATAGAGTTAGTGTAGCTATTAGCTCTGAAATGTTTGATAATTATGTATTTTGGAGAGAATCTCTTGGAAATAATTTTAATAACGGTAAATATGTTCTTACAAATACAGAAATCGGCGTTTTCTATATAATGTATTATGATAAACGTTCCAGAACTGTTAGAATCTTTAGAGGTATTGGCTCCGATCCATATAGCCCTTTGGCTATCATTAAAGATTATGGTAGTATTAAAGTTCTAGCAGCTAATCACCATGTATTAGAATTCAATTTCAAAGAAAATGAATTCATTGTGGCAAAAGCTGATGGTTATTATTACCAAGATTACTCTGGTTTCTTCAGGATGATGAATGATATCATTGGTGAAGTATTTAAAATACAAAAATAAAATAAAGAAAGTACCCATCGTTATATGGGTACTTTCATTAAATTTGTAATAATATTATTTTTTAATAGTATATTATATTATTGAAAGGTGTGTATACCTTTAAATTATTTAATTTTTAAAAGGAGAATAATATTATGATGACTAAATTAAGAGGAATTACTAGCATTACACATGATTTAACTGGAGAAGATATCACAAAATTCAAAAACTTTATAAAAGAAGTAGTTGATCATGATGAGACAGGACTACAAATCAAATCATCTAACGGTATAGAGATAAATTTTTGGTATATCGAAGATGAAGATGAAGTTTATAGCAGGTTATGTGGTGAGATCGGACGAATTTCATTCTTCCAAGACTTCGAAGTTAGTATTTTTGAATATGAAGACAAAATTAGAATCGAGCTTTGTGATTTGCCGATCCTTTTTAAAGCCGTAGTTAGAGACGGAGAATGTTATTTCTATGACTATCATGATTTATTAGAAGTTTTAAATAAAGCTTTTAATATGGAACTTTATAAAATTGAAAAGGAGATTAAATATTATGCTTAAAGAACTTGGATTTAGTACACAAATCAAAGATCTTACCGTTGTAATAACTTATGCATCTGTTGTCAAATTGAAAGAATTAGTTGAAGCCATTCAGAAAACAGATGGGGGTGCTATGACATTCACATATTTTAATGAAGGTTTTAGAATGAACTATGATAAAGATAATTATAAACTCATTATTAAAACTTTTAAATATAATAATGACAACTCTATTAATTTTAAACCTTTTTGTACTATTGATTTACGTTCGGTAGAAGATATGTCATTATTAAATATAAAATTTGAACAACCAGAAGAGTTGGTTATGTATAATAATAGTTACCAATTTATAGATAATACAAGTTTTTTTAAAGTTCTAAATAATACAATTGGGACTACTTTTGAATCAGCAGGAGGCCTACTATTATGATCATTAAAACAAAAGCAGTTTCTGTGCAAATAGAAAAAGAAGCTATAGATAAGCTTATTAATTGGAGATCAACTCTAGAGCATTCATTGAGTAGAGCAACTACCATATATGAAACCGACACCTACGTTGTAAGAGCTTACTATTCTACATCAAACGAAACAGTCTTCATATACTCAAAGACCAAGGGCTCTCCAACTGAAGTATCTAATTTCATTGGAGTAGGAACTCCAAAGGAATTCAAACCAGGTGGATATTATGTATTACCTCTTACATTCTCTGAAGAAACTGTAATATGGGCACAAGGTAGCAGTATTATCTTTACTGACTATCGTAAGTGTATCGAAACTCTAAAAAGAATCATCGGACTTAAAATCAATGTAGGTTTCGGTGGTGAAGATTTCCCAATTTAGTTATCAATTAAGGAGACTATTACTATGATGATTCCATCGGTTTATAAATTTGAAGTTACTTTAGATAGAGATCAAATCGAAAGATACAACAGATGGAGAGCTAATCTCCCTCATACACCAGAACGTTCTATTGTCAATTGGGTTTCTCGCCCATTTGATGATGATGTTGAGGTGAGAAGTTATTATGACCAAGAGTCTAATACAGTTGTTGTATATACAGGTAATGAAGTATTTAATAAATTTAGTGAATATCTAATTCTTGGCGAACCTTTTGTAAGAAATGACGGTGGTTTAGCTGAGATGATGATTACTTCATCTGATCGTATTCTAATGCTATCTGTACTGAAAAAAATTAGTTTATGATGGTATGAATTCCCATCTTAAATTCTTAAATATCATCTTAGGTACAGATTTTGAAACTTCTGATGATAATCCTGTATTTTAAGAGAATAATAGAGAGTAGCCAATATTGGCTACTCTCATCTTCTTTTATTTTTTACATAATTTGGTTATCATTATTTAGATATTGGATAGTAGAAGTATATCTATTATCTTTTGGAGCTCTATTTCTTTCAGTTTCCATGCGTTCTCTATCTAAGTTAGTATTGACTGCAATAACATGATTCATTACCATAATATTTATTCTATTGGCAATTACATCATATACAGATTCTTCTTTATATTTGATAGAAAGTTTCTTAAATAGAGTAGGAGAAATTCTAGCAGATACTAAATCTACAATTTTATTTCTAATCTTAGTTTCAGCATCTGGTGATATTTGATTTAACCCGTCATAAGATGAATAAACTAAATACTCTTCAAGGCATTCGCTTATGAAGTTATCTAATTCCATTCTAACTTCATTAACTTCAATTCCCATATAGAAAGTTTCTTCTTTAAAAGCTTGCTTTTCTCTCATATCATATAAGAAAGTAATTATAATAAGAGCAGTTTCCAGAGCTCCAATAATAATATACTCTCTAGAAAAGAAAGCTAAGATAGATAATAGAATAGAAACCATAATTAAATGGTCTCTAATAAACTTTCCCGTATTGTTCACTTTACTTTTAATACTATAAGCAGTATCTTGTTTCCAATATTTGATAGCTCTATTTAAACTAACTAAGTCATACTTAGTATACGTAGATAAAATTCTATTTATAAAGTTCTTCATTGTATCCTCCAAATTAATTATAATATTCAAATTAATATTGTGTAGAAAATGTAATAATTATTTACGTTCCCTGAAAGTGGAATTTGTAATAGTTTGATTTTTCAATGATATATTATAATAGTGAAAGAGATATAAATTGTATCTCAAAATGTATTTTATTTTAGGAGGATTTTAAAAATGAAATTAGTATTCAAAGCAGTGAAAGTTCTTTTGTCTTTAGGTTTGATCTTTGTAGCTGGTAATAATTATGGTAGAGAGCTTGCCGAATTCTGTATTGAATTAAATGAACAAAAGAAAAAATAACACAATTTACTACGTTCCAAAAATTAAGAAAGAGGTATTTAAAATGAAAAAAGTAACAGTAGTAAAAGTATTAAAAGTTATCGCATCTTGGTTATTTATGATTGTAGCTATCAGACAAGCTAACAAAGCAGGGGAATTAGTTGGCGAACAAACAGCCGACTTAATCTTGCACATTCAAGAAATGAAAAAGAATAAGAAATAAGATAAAAATATGGGATGCTCAATATTGAGCATCCCTATATCTTCTTTTATTTTTTGCTATTTTACTACGTTCCGAAATAATGATTATTAAGCTCACTCCATTGTACGATATTGTCTCGTAATTCAAGCAACTTCATTATTTTTTCTTCGTTTCCGTTTTGATCATAGAGATCGTTCTTGAGCATATAGTAGATTTTATCAGCAATAGGTTTACTGATACCATATTTATATCTATCTAATAGCTCCCACCATTTACCAAATCCTAAATAAGATGGAACTTTGAAATTATCCAATCTATCATGATAAATATCATGGCATGTTTTACAAAGCATTACCACATTTACTCGATGAGCTTCATGTTCCATTCGAATCATTTCAGCTAAATCAAAAGAAGTAAGAGTACCGTATGTATTAAGAGTATGCTCACAAATAATGTAAGCGATATCAAAGATAGTCAATACATGATGATGCATCTCCAAACTAGCAACTTCTTTTTCTCCAGTTACTGTAATATGTGGATGTAATTGACATCGGTCTAAACCTAAATCAAAAATTAGGTGTGCTTTATAGTGCTTATAGAAGGCACTAGAGCGGAACCGACTAATTGCGGAGTATAGGAATTTACGATATAAATCCACATCCATCAAAGTCTCTTTAGATTGAGAAAAATCAATCTCATAAGGAGAATTTGGTGAACAGAGTTTTGGATTAAAATCATCGTATGTGAAAATCCCAGGGAACTCCTCTTTAGGGTTAATGAATTCTTGGTGTTGCATTTAGCAAGCCTCCTATAATGATTAAATTGGTAGGGTTTAGGGATTATCTATATGTTATACTGGAAAAAACGAGGAGCTTATACATACTAATAATCATTATATAAAGAAAGGAGTCAACATTGTGGCAAATTATAAAATAAGTAAGACATATTCGAACAATCCATTCGTTGATGAGTTACTTTATTATGTAAAACAATTAGCTTTTGGTGCCGTAATTAAGAATGAGCAAGAAGCAGATAACAATGAAACAGAAGATTCATTAATCCAAGCTGATATGCTTATTATGAGTACCGAAGGTAATGTACCATATGAAATTTGCGAATTTAGTAAAGATCAAATGTTGAAAGTTGGAGTAGATCCAGAACTTGCTAACTTTATCATTACTAGAAGAACAAATCGTACAGAAAATAGAGCATATAGCTACGATGATATACCAGAAGGTTTAAAAGAACCTCTACGTCAGTTGTATATGAAAGATTACATCAATACATATACAGAATTGAATGATTATTATCGTACTATTTGTGGTTTGCCTAAGATTGGTGATTATGGTATCCCTCTTAGAGACTATGAATACCTATTACCTGATGGAAACTTATGGAATGCTACTTATGTGCATGAAATAGGAGCATCTGGTGCTAAATTACTTAACTCTTATGGTATTTTAGAACAAATCAAAACAGACTATCCACAAGCGGACTATCTTAACTATATTGAATGTGGTATTACTCCATATTCTGCTCGTAAAGCATATGGATTCCAATTATTGTATACACCTACAATTGAAGAAGAAAATATTGCTGAGCAATTTAGATATAATTATGAACAAAACCGTATCTATGTAAGATATGCTATTTATTCTGAAGCATTCAAATACAATTCAGACTTCTACTGTAACTTTATCTGTCTATTGATTCTATTATTGACTATGACAGAGATGTTATCTAAGATTCAGGAGAATATCCTTAAATATGAATTACTAGATAGACCATGTGTAGAAGCAATCTTTGAAAAGTTTGGTATGGAATACTACAAATCCATTCCACTTAAATACCAAAAACGTATTGCTAAGAATTTGAATAGATTGATTCATAACAAATCCTCTGCAAAGGGTATGTTTGATATCGTAAATCTATTTGGTGTAGAAAATCTTACTATCTTTAGATACTTTATCCTTCGAGATAGACAACTAGATCGTTGGGGTAACTTCGTCTATGAAGAAATGGTAACTAAAGATTCTCGTTGGAATGATATGCTATTAGAAACCAATGTAGAACGTAAGATAAATGACCTTACTATTCCATATCCATTTGAAAACTTCCTTGAAAAAGGTAATGTAATGGATGTATGGTTTAAGAGAGATAATAAATGGGTTAAAGCTACTCGTGGTACTGATTACGATGTAAATAACTACGACCATTTAGAAATCAAACCAAATGGTTTAGGTAATGGTGCTACTGATATTAGATATAACTTCTATTATGATGATAGAACCAAAGGTGGTAATAATAAGGTAGATACAGATAATTCATTATTCATGAAATTAGATGTAGCTAAGATGAGCCATAATAAGTTCAAATTTACTCCACCCACACCAAACTATATCTCCAGAGGTAATGATTTAATAGTATTCTTAGCTGGTGAACCATTACAAAAAGATGCTTATGATATAGATATTAAAACAAATACTATCACTATTAAGCCAACTTATGGTGGTACTACTGATAGAGAAGTATTTGTACTATATCTCTATAATAATTATTCCAATACTAAATTCTCTAGAGTTGATGTATTATCTGAAGATTATGATAAAAAGATCTTTAAAGTACCTGAACCATTTACTAACTACTGTGCAAATGGTAATGGTTTCTTCTTAACTCATAATGGTACCTTTATTTCTCCTAGTAGATATACGTTCATTGATACGAATACTATTCAATTGAATGATACCGATGCGGTACAATATGGAGTTAATCTTACATTCAACTTCATTTATGCTGAAGCTGCAGTATATTCTGATATTACATTAAAAACTCATGTAGAAGTTCTTGAGCATAATGAAGATAGACAAATTGAATTTAAACTTCATCCACCTATTGAAAACTATTTCCGTACTGGGTATAAAGTCTTCGTTAAGATCAATGATAAATGGTTAGAGCAAGACTGGTATCAAGCTTATAATAATACTTTATCGTTTAATTCTAGAGCTATCGGTGCTAGAAAGACAGACAAAGTAGAAGTTATTTATAGATACGGTCCAGCTGGTATTGAAGCTACTAATATTTCTATGAGTACTCAACGATTAGAAGTTGGTGCTAAAGACCAAACTGTTTATCCTAATCTTAAATTCCCAGTTGATGGGTTTACAGCTAAGAATGGTAAAGTGATTGTCGATGTATACGGTAAGTTCCTAGAACCTAATCAATATACTATCAATGAACAAACAGCTACTCTTACTATTAAAGATAAAAACCTCATTACAGACGTTGGTACTACTATTAATATCTCATATCTTTATGGTATTGAATCTTCTGAAGCTATTAAAGTTACAGAAGAATTAATTGAAGTATCCAGAGATGGTCAAACTGACTTTGGTATCAATGTACCATTCTCACCTTACTTTGCAACTCTACAAGGTGCTATGGTTTCTCATAGAACTCGTATTGTGAATCCTAATAATATTAAATTTACAGATACAAGTGTTTCTATTAAAGGTAGAAACTTCAAGAAAGGCGAAACAATTTCTATCTTGTATTTCTATAATAATAAATATCTACTCAATGCAGCTAATAGAGTTATTATAGAAAATAAAACTATTACTACAGAAGATGCTGTTGATGATGATTTACAAATCAAGATTCCAGTTCCATTTGAAAACTTCATTCAAAATAATTGGAAATGGTATGTAAGTTCCAATGGTGTAGTTATAGATCCAAGTTTATATGAAATAGTAAACGGTAATTTATCCTTCAAGAATCCTAATGATGTATTGAAGTATCCTAATCTTACATTTACATTCATTTATCTAGATGATCCTTATTATATCTTTGAATCTTCTGAAGAAGATGTGGATAAGAACTTCGATTTGAAATTCGTTGGTGTTCCTCTAGATAAAGAATACTTCGTAGATGACATTATGGCTAAGTCTAATATCAAACCTTATGACTTAATGACATTAGAAGATGTATTCTGGGATGGTGTAGGTGCTGAAGATGATTTGGTTACAGCACATGAGAAAGTTAAACATCAAATTCTTAAGAAGAAGTTTAATTATGCTCGTACTAAATACTTCGCTATTAACTACTTGATGGATATTGCAGATATGTCATTCCAAATAGCTTATTTCTATAATCTATTATTCGACGATTATCCTGCAGAAGAAGACTTAACTGTATCTCTTCCTAATATTTCTACAGCTAAAGAATTTAAAATTGGTCATGTATTCTCTTATCTTACAGCTTTAGCTTATCTTGATCAAGATACAGAAGATAAGATTATGGATACTCCATCTAAGATCATGTATATCAAAGGCTTTAATATGCACGCTGATTTACCTGCTCTTAAGAAAGAAATTCTTAAAGCTAGACAAACTTTAGATATGTATCCAGTATGGGATTTCTTTATCCCAGAGAAGCGATTAAAATCTATAGAAGAGTTCACCACTCAATATAAAACCAATAAAAAGGTTTATGATACAATCACTTATGGTATGGGTCATGCTACTAAGTATAGATATTATAAGATCTGGAAAGATCTATATGATTCTATGATGATTACTGAGTTCAATCTTACTTACTTCAAGAAATCTGATGGTCATACTGCTACTACATTTACTGATTTCTTGAAAGATAAAGATACTGTTCTTTATAATAGTATTAAACGTATCGCTTCTATCACAGATAGAAGTACTCGTAAAGAAAAGATTGCAGAAACTGTATCTAATGTAGCATATCTATTAGAAAACTACTTTGGTGGATATGAATTCCATCATATCTTCGATAGATTCCCAGGTGCATCCGAAACTTCATTGATGGATTATGCTTTTACTATCATAAACTTCTTTAAATCTTATAAGATTTCTATGATTTCTAAAGGTGATTTCATTCAATTTAGTAATAATGACCCTCGGATTAACTTTATCCGACCTATCGATGATATCGAATTAACAATAAACCTCAATAAGGTTGAGTATTTTGATATCAATATGAATGTGACTTATGAATCTGCTATTCATACTTCTAAGTATGAAAAGATTCCTGTCTATGATAGATTGACTATCAAATCCACAAGTACTAATACAGATCCTAAGTTTGATCAAGAGTTCGTTGTTCATATTCAACAAACACAAAATCAAACTATTAGAGTTCTTCATAATGGAGAATATTATACTGAAGATTTCTTTGCTAAATATGGTGATGAATTCGAAGTAGAGATTATTCCAGATGATGGATATAAAGCAGGTTATCCTTCTTATAATAAAGGTATTGTAGTAAAAGATCTTACTATTACAGCAACTCCTGCTGTTTCTACTAACTATCGTGTAGTTATTAGACCACCACATCATACCACAATTACAGTATATGAATTCGATCCAGAAAATCCCGATAATGTATTAGCTACTCATACCGAAACATTTGAAGTTAAAGCTGGTACTAGAATTGCTGTAGATGTAGAAAGTGAATTTGGTTGGACTCCTGGTGTAGCTAATATCACTTCTGGTATCATTAACCATTATACTATCATTACCGCTAGCGAACCAATTAGACAAACTTCTAAGTTTACTATTGGACATGTACCAGCACATCAAAAGATTGAACTTAAAGTCTTTGATGATGATGGTATTGGTTATCAAGTATATACAGTAAATGGTAATGATGGAACTAATGGTAATGGTGTAGATAATAAATACTTTAATATTCCTACATTTGTTGGTGTTAAGTACGAAGCTAAGATTACTTCTGATTGGGGTTATGATCCATCTCCATTAAAATATAACCTTCCTAAAAAGGATATGTTTAGAAGTGACAATGTTGTATTTGATTTAGAAGACTCTAAACTTACTCAATTTACATTCACTATAGATAAATTCGAAGACCAAACTATATCTGTTGTAGTTGATGGTGTAACTCATACTGAAACTTTCAAAGTTCCATATCTAACTGAATATGAAGTAAATATTGAAGGTAAAGGTAATCATGTACAAGGCAAGTTACTAGTATATGATAAAGATGGTATTCGTGTTCCATCTACAGGTATTGTAAATGGTGATATGAGAGCTACTGCAACCGCTTCTAGAATTGCTAGAGATTTCAATATCAAAGTAATCCAATCCGATAAACAACAAATCACTGTTCGTTATGATGGAACTGATCATACAACTTCATTTGTAGCTAAAGAAGGTAGACAATACTCTGCTACTATTGTAAGTCTAGATCCTAACTACGATGCTGGTGAAATCTACAATAAAGAAGGTATTGTTCGTGGTGATACTGTAATCTATGCAACTCCTGCTACTACTAAAGTATGTAGAGTTAATATAGAACAAGATGATCACCAAACTATTGTGGTTACATTGAATGGTAAAGAATATACTGATTCATTCGATGCTCACTACGGTGATTTAATTACGGTATCTGTAAAACCAGATAATGGATTTATTGCTGGTGCTCCTAGTACTACAATGGAACGATTAACTTCTCCTAGTATAAATATCGAAGCTGCTATGCCTACTAGAAAGAAATTACAAATCCATGTTCGTAATCCATGGCCTACACGTCAAACTATGAACGTTAATTTAAACGGTATTGATTATCCTATTACTCAAGATGATCAAATTATTCAAGCTAACTTCGGTGATGTGTATCTAATTACTAATAGTGATACATTTGGTTACTATCATGCTAATTATACGGTAAATGATGATATTGTACAAACCGATACCATTGGCTATTCTGGTACTGTAACTTACAATATTGACGTTACTGCAGAAAAACCTAGAGCTAAGTTATTCAATGCTACTATAACGGATAGAAAATATCAACACGTTAAAGTTAAATTCTATGATGAAGATACTGGTGCATTGATTAAAACTGTCGACGGAACTACTACAGATCAAATACCATATGGTAGCCGTTATGAAGTAGAATTATCTGTAAAAGACAATCCTGGATTTGAAGTACGTACTGGTTTCTTGCCAGAATATACTGGTAGATTTGAAGGTAATAAAGAATTTAAACCTACTCCAGCTGCTAGGGTAACAACTACATTTACAGTTGGTCTTTCTAGATGGGTAGAAAATAGTCAACATATCCTATACGGTTCTGGTGGCAGATGGCAAGGACGGGATAAATACTTCGGTCCTTTAATTGACGCATGGTTTGAAGATGAACTTCGATTTGTTTCAGATAATATCAACCCACCTAAATTAGCTGGTTTCGACTTAGTCGGGATTAATAATTTAGGAGATCAACGTAAAGTAATGGCTGGTGAAGG